TGTGTGTGTAATACTCTTCTCTTCTCTTCTCTTCTCTGGTAACGCTTTGAGCGTTACATCTGTAACGCTTCGAGCGTTACGGTGTTTTGTGACTCTTTGCTGTGTTTTTGCACGTTTTTTGGCGGTTGAACCGTTGTGCTCGACAAAATTCGGGAACGTAATCTCGTAGTTTTCGCCGGTCAGCCAACCGACGTTGCGCATCGCTGACGCAAACCCTGTTACACCAGTGAAACGGTCGAGCGTTACATCTGTAACGCTCACAGCGTTACCGTCTGCTGTGTTTTGGTCGGCCCACGTCCACAGCTTCCAGAGGCATCCGACAACGTGCAACTCCGACATTTCGAGCTGGCAAGCGATCTGAATTACCCGCCAGTCGGTGTCTAGGTTGCAACGCATTTTGATCCAATCACCGGCCATGTTATGCCTCCGTGCTTCCCAAACTACGAATAATGTTTCGCCACCAGCAACACCAACGCGCGTCGCTGATCCTCGCTTACAACGTCGCTCGCGGCCAGCTGCAGTAGCTGCTGGGATACGCTCACAGTCCTTTCACTTTTCTTGTGCGACTGCTTGTGAACGTCGCAATATTTTTGGTTTCCTGTCATTGCGTGAAATGTCTTCCCGCATCCTTTGCGGTCGCATTTACGCATTCCATAATCACGTGAATTGCTCATTTGTTAAAACCGCCTTCAGTTTGTCTATTTGATGTCCATGTAGTGTTCATCGATCCACACACGCACAGCAGTGCGTTGTGTTGCATCCCATTTCTTCCATAGCTTCTTTAAGGAATTAACAGCACACTCCGACTTTTCCTGTGCATCATCGACGAACGGCGACGGCTCGGTGATATGCTCTTTCAAAGCAGCCTTGCCGCCTTTTTTGAATAGATGGGTTTGCGTCTTCTTGTCGGGCTCTTCGATCACCACCTTGGCCGCAAACGCTACTGGAAGTGTGCCACTATCGACCGCTTCGATAATCTCTTTTGAGCCTGCATCAAGAACTTTTTTTGCACGTGCAACGGATCGCTCTCCGATGTTTAAAAGGCCAGCAGCTTGTTCAATTGTAGGTCTGCCAATTGGCAGACCTACCTTCCTTCCGTTGCCAACTTCGCCAACCTTGATGCTCGCCATCCTGCCGCCAATCATTGCCCGTTGCGACTCCGTTAAATGGCGACGATGTAAGTTTATCGAGAGCACCCATTGGTACGGATCAAATTGTCCGCTGCCATCGTCCTCGATTTCTTCCTCTTGTGGAGTAATCCCAAGCTCCTGGCATGCTCGCAATCTATTGCGACCGTCCAAAACCTTGCCTTCGTAAAAAGTGATGCACTTTTCTAATCCGTTCTTTTCAATGTCGTTTTTCAGAGCGGTAAAAGATGCCTCATCCATCATTGGAAAAATCGTTGCGGCAGGATGGATTTCATATTGCGTCTGCGTGTTGCTCACTTTGCGTCTCCTTAAATTCGTTAATGATGGAACCAAATGAAAGTGCAAAGTCTGCGTAGTTGAAAGCCAGTAGGCTCTGCCCATTTCCCTCATGACGGCAATCATGATCCGCAAGTATCGAAGCGATGAGCAAAAGCAACTCCGGCTTTCGGCTCTCATGTATCAAGCTCGCAACGTACTTGTTGTCAGAGTTGAGCCAAATAAACTTTCCTAGCGCATCAACTTCTCCGCAACGCTCATCACCAAAAGGCTTCCAGTCAAATTGAATTCGAGGTCCGTGTTTTTTTGCCAAACCGTTTTTAGCACTGTTTGACTCATCAATATATGGACCTTGATCTGGCTTGGGCTTTTTAGTTTTTGTTTGTCTCCTTCCGCTATTTTTTGGCAAAACCGTCCCTGTTGACGATCCCTTGTCTCGTTTCTGCTTCTTGTTCGACAATCCATGAACCTCTTCGGCGTTACCTATCGCCGCATCAAGCATTTCTGCCAAATCATTCCTCAACGCTGCTGATTCAAATGTTTCAGCAATGCTATCCGCTTTTTTCAACACCGGCTCAATGTGTTCAAAAATTGCGTCTCGCAAAAGATCAGAATCTTCCATAATGGAATCTTTGTGCTTTGCAAGCGACCACTCTTTTCCGAGATGGATTTCACCTCCAACCCTTTTGCATCCATAACCGTTTTTAACACCCAAACTTGTTGCCGAGATAATCCTGTGTTGCCGTATTAACCAAAACGGACCGTTTACCATCTTATGCCCGTCGGCGACTATTCCAATTCTTATGTAAACACCCTTCCCATCAATGTCAAAATTTGACTCAATCACGTCATTCAATAATGGCAGCTCAAACGGCTGGAGCGTCTGTTTTAATTGGCGATTTCCTGATGGCTTGATGACTACAATCTGAAAACCTTTTCTGATTCCTGGTGTAAACATCCATCTCAATTTTTCAATTGCATCCTCGTTTGGCCTACGTTTACCCTTTCTCAGATGCAACTCAATAATTGTCCCAGGTGTTTCAGTCGTCTCTTCGTGCGTTGGATCATCCATGGAAAATGAATGACCGGCCATCTTTTCACAATCAGCGGAGGCAATCGTTTTAATGCCATTCTTTACAGTGATCACCCGCATCACATTTGCCATCGCATGCCAAACGTCTTTTGCACCAACACCGTACTTGCTGATACCTTCTTTTCCTGATACTCGGTGATCTCCATATCGAAAGCATGCAGTTACATCTTCGACTCCTTTGCCATCGTCGGCGATGCTAACAACGTTGCCATTGATGTGGATTTCAACGCGAGTTGCTCCACCGTGATCGTAAGAGTTGTCAATCAACTCAGCCAATCCGTTATGCCACGATAAAGGTGAGTTCATCATTGCATGTAACACATGCGGATTAGGCGTTAAATCAATCATTTAGAATTCTCCTCAAAACCACCCATCACCTCACGCATCCTGCGTTTCACATGTTCCGGAATCCGATCCGGCCCGACCATCTTTCGCAGCTCGGCCCAAGCGTGCCGCACTGCTTCTCGCTCCTTCGCTTCTCCATCGATCGTCATGATCGCTATGCGTTCCTCAAACCACTCGATGCAATCCGTTTCGCTCACAACGCATATCCTCCAGCAAGTCACACGCTCGACATCTCAGCGTCAGAATCTTGGCACCGCACTTTCCGCAGCGGCCTTTCCGAGACGAGATAAACTCACGTTGAATCCGTCGTGCAAGCGTCATGTAATAATCACGACACTTGTTGCGACCGATGTGCAGGTAATCCTCTCGATTGTTGCTCCACCAGCGAGAAAACATCTCACCAGCGGAATCCATCGGATCGCGTGCTTGATAGAGCATCGCATCCATCAGCTCATCAATCGTCTTTTCAGTAAACCGGATCAACCGACCAGCCATAGCATCACCATCACCGCAACAAACACTGAAACCACCAACACCACTTCCGTGACCGGCCAGCGGTCCCAATCAATCTCGTTTTCCATCGCATCACCCTCCTCAAGACCAACGGCAGGATTTGAACCTGCAACTCTGGAGCGTCTGGTCAGTAACCTCAGCCCAGTGTGTTTCCTGGATTACACTACGTCGGTCAGAATCACCGGATCTGTACTACCGGGAACTGTGCGTAAACCTCTTCAATCCTTCGCGTCTGCTGCTCGCAAACCTCGTCCACCTTCTTCGGTTCTCGCCACAATGCGACGAGTGCCATCTGTTCTCTGGTCATCGTTTCCAGCCGACTCGTCGCCAACGACTCCGCAATCCGTCTCGCGTCATGCGGTGTGATCGGTGCGATCAGTCCGTACCGTCTGCTGCTTGGATAGATCATTGGTACACCTTGTACGTTTGAGCCAGCTTGCCTGTGTGATTGCAAATGCGTTGATCGTGCTGGTAGATGACCAGCTTCGACTGCAACCCACTTGCACGCTTTCGAATCGATTCGTGATTGAGTGCACCGTTCCGTACCGCTCTGGCTGCAACCTCGTTGGCGGTAGCCTCGCCCAGCTCCATCAGCGAGGCGATGAACAACTGCTCAAGCATTCCAATCTTTGGTGCGATCTCTTCGGCAGCAACCTTGGATGTCACCGGATCGCTAACCCGAGCCTCTGCCCAATCAAGCAATGGCGTTGTCATCGTTACACCTCGACAGGTTCTTCAACTTGTTGCTCTGATGGCAGGATCGGTGCCGCCTTCGTCAGATTTCCAACGCGACGCGGTGCAGCAGTGTTGGTGACGACTTCGCCCTCAACGGTGTCGGCCACTTCCTCGGACGTATGCAGTCCCATCGCCAACTCAGGTGCATAGGCTCGAATGAACCAGCCAGCAGCACGGTATCGCAGCATCTGTTCCGGCATTGATTGCCACTTGGAGCCAGTCTTTCCGTACCAGCCTTCACGCTTCGCCATGCCAACCGTGATTTCCGAACCTTCAAGAAGTTCTCCAGTGCTCAATTCAATGGCGTAGGCAACGCATCCATGCGTGTCGGTGGCAGCTTGACCCGTCCATCGGTATCGCAACGCTGAAAACCGACCGCAAGTGTTGAAGGTCGCAATCAAGAACTGACTCGACCAACTTGGCCTGCCGTGGACGATGTACAAATTCTGCATCGTCATTAACGGATCTGCACCCATCCTGTTCGCCATGTTCAAAGCGACAACGCAGTTCGCGATGTTGTTTTGGAACTCCTTTGGAACCAGCGAGGAGGACGCCAACAGCTTTGCAGCTCGCTGCGTCAGCATAAAACTCCGCTCTGATCCAAAGCCCATCGAAACGTCATCGGCACTCACCAACTCTTTCTCAATCACAACGCTCATCTCAAACACCCTCCAAGGCAAAAACATGCTTGTCGTACCAACGCGGCAGCGACAAGTTCACAACACCACTCGACCAGTTCGCAATCCAGTTATCGCTGGCCACTCGCGACTTGTACTCGGTAAGCAACTGCTCAACCTCGTCGAAGCCGACAGCAATCGACGCATCGTCTAATTCGTAAACAGCAGACTCGTACGGTGCCGACGTCTTGACGCAAAAGAACTGAAATCGAAAGTCTTCACCGTACTTTTCGCGGCAAGCCAGCTTGTAGAACGCGGCTTGGCGTGCGTAGCCAAAATCACCGATGCTTCTGTTGAACGATGCTGGCGAAGCGTCACGAGTCGTCTTAACGTCGATGATCAACCCCAGCTCCGGTAGAACCATGTCAGGCTTGCATTTGCAATCAACGTCAAGCCATCGAAAATCAATCCGCTGCTCGATGATCGCACCTCTCGGAACGTCAACCAGATAGTGCTTGGCGACATCGTGGCAGGATAGGCTTTCGACGCACTCGCAAGCGGTGATGTACATTTCGCGGTCGACGATTGTCTTGCCTTCCGACTCGACCACAAATGCGACCCAGTCTTCTTTGCCTTCCTTGGTGCGCCGATCCACCTTGCGAGCAATCGCAAACCGATCATTGAACTTTGTTGGCTCCAAAGCCAAACAGTGGACCATCTCGCCGAGCAGCATGGACTCCGATTGATCGTTCTCCATCGTGTCCGTAAAAAATCGCTGCAAAAATTCCTGCGGGCTTTTCTTCAGCACCGATAGCATCGAGTTGCTAATTCTCGACGTATCATCGTGGTAACTATCGTTTTCGACTCCCATCTCTCCCTCCAATTCCAAACAAGAACCTCACAAACTCACACAGCACACGCCATCGGTTATCACGCTCACGTCGATTCATCGCGGCAGCAACCGCATAAACTCGCTCAGGATGCAGACGAAACGCTTGCCCCTCGGTCACCAGCCAATACACCTGCTCGCAGGTATCGTGATTCCACAGCCAGTACAAACCGCACTGCATCCAACTTGGACGATCGTTTAACAAGTTGGCTTTCAGGAACTCGCATTCAAGCCAGTAAAAATCGATGTGATCCAGCGAAATCGATCCAGTCCCACCGCACCAGCAACAATCGTCAGCGATTAAGCCGCGACGTTCGCACCAGTGGCAGTCGATCGACTCGACGATGTCATCAATCCAGTGCTCAATGCAGCGATCAATTGCAGCTTGAGTTGTCATGATCGGAGTCCTTTCCGTCTTTGATGGCTGCGTAGACTTCCTCTCGATGGATAGGAATGTCTTTGGGAGCGGTGATGCCAAGCCTCAGCTTGCCGCTGGAAGAAGTGACGACCTGAACAATGATGTCGTCGCCGATGCGAATAGATTCGCCAACGTCGCGTGCTAAAACAAGCATGCGTGAATTCCTTTCGGTGCATCCATTGCCAAAAACTAGGCAGGCACCATTAAGCCAATGAAATGGCTGGTTGATCGAGACTCGATCAAGAAGCCGTTTGAATTAGGTTCCAAGCTTGAGCGTTACTTCTCACTTGGTCCCGATACTGTAGCAACCGTTCAGACAGTTGCAATAGGGTTATCGAACTTTTTTGGGTTTTCCTTGAGGCAGTTTTTCAAGGTTGTAGCGTTCGCATTCTTTCTTGGGAAAAACCAAGGTTTGTCCGACACGCAGAGGGTTCAACTTCCCTCTGGCAACGTAGGTGCGTATGGTCTTTTCCGTCAAACCAAGAAAAGCCGCAGCTTCAGCGGTTGAAAAAAACGTGTCCGATTTTCCTTGCAGTGTCATGACCATGCCCCTATTGTAGTAATTGTTGCCACAGTTTCAACCAAAAGAAAACCCGGCTCGGGTAACGCTGATCCCAAACGGCGGACCAACCGAGCCAGGTTTTCTTACGGAGAGGACAGGATTCGAACCTGCGGTAAGGAGTTAACCCTACGCCGAATTAGCAATCCGGTGCTTTTTTGGTTAAAACTCAGCGGATTTTACTAGACTGCCGCAATGCGAAACCTATCTTTCGCCAACGCCCATCAACCCGAACGGAACGCCTCAAATGATTCTCAGCGACCTGGTTATCCAGATCGCGAAGGAACGCGATCTAGAGCCCTGCACGATTGCTCAATACCGACGAGCGGTCGAAAAATATGGGCTATTCCTCGGCAAGATTGCCAATGTGTCCGATCTAAACGAAGACGACGTCAATCGATTTCTTGCACGATTGAAGGAGCAAGGAAAAACGTCGACCACGATCATCAACTACCGGATTGCGTTGACTGTGGTTTGGAACTTTGCCGTTGGACGGGACCTGGCAAAGCCGTTTAACGCTCGCAAACTGCGTCGGCCAAAGCACGAGCAAAAGGTTGTTAAGTCTTGGTCTTTGTCTCAAATTAAGCTTCTGATTGACGCCTGCGAAAAAATCACCGGAAAGCTACAATGCGGCGTGACCGTCGCCTCGTTTCTGCGTGCATGGGTGCGTGTTGGGTACGACACCGGACTACGGCCCACGGATCTTCGAATGCTTAGATGGACGGATGTCGACCTGGGAGGCGGTACGCTGTCGATCACGCAACACAAGACCAAACGTGCTCACACGGCGAGGCTTTCAGATGCCGCTTGCGAGTTGCTCGAAAAGATTGAGCGACCGCCTCGAATCTACGTTTTTCCTCTTTCAAAGTCGGGAGTGCGAAGAATTGAGTTGATTCTGTTCAAGACGGCTGCTAGGCTCGGCTTTCGCCGGATGCGTGGGCAAGGACTGGGAGTCCTGAGAAAGAGTCACGCGACGCAGATATATCAGTCCGAAGGTGAATCTGCAGCTGCGGAGTCGCTCGGTCACACTTCTGGCACACGAACCGTTCGCAGGCACTACATCGACAGCTCGGCAATCAAGGCTGGACGATTGCCACCGGAACCGCCTGCTGCGTGATGTTGGTTTTGTTTTTTCATTTTTACGCTCGGAGATGAATCATGGCTTGGAAAGTGTATTTGCCGACAGGTACAGTCGAGGTTGGGTCAGCGGATCTCAAACGTATGGCGGCCAATGGCGAGATTGAGAAGTCGACGATTGTGGAGTCGACGACGAATAAAGTTCGGACTCAAGCCTCTGGGATTGCTGGATTGGTCTTTGGGGAGCCACCTAAGCAAGAGCCGGAGCCATACGACTTGCCAGCAGTCGAGGTTCCAAATTCGCCTCCGCCGCTGTGGAATCCTCCCGAGGATCGTCGAGCTGCGTTTCAGGACGCTCCGTGGGCTGCAAGCCAAAAAGCGGCCACAAAGCCTAAAAAGACGTCTTTCATGGATTACAACTTTGACTTCCTAATTACTCCGTCGCTGCTGTCTATGCTTTGGATTTTGTGGTTGGCTCTGGGTGCTTTGTCGGTTGTCTTATCGGCAGTTTTAACGAACGCTCAAACTGGAGGACAGATTCCAGCAATCGTAGGAGCAGTTCTTGTATCGCTGATGGGTTTTGTGTTTTCGACAATCGTTGTTCGTGTAGCACTCGAAACAATTATCGTTATTTTCAAAATCTGCGAGTACCTGAAGCGTTTGGACGAAAAGTCGTAGTCGGTTGAGAAACACCAAAAGGAGAGATCATGAGCAACGGACAGTGCGTGACTTGCAAACACTGGGGTAACGCAAAGGACGAAGGGAAGTCATTCCGAGAGTGCCAGCGGATTTTGCATGATGTGGTTCAGGCGTCGGACTGCGATCAGTTTAGTAGAGATCCTGAAAACGTTTTGGAAGAGACCGCCGTTGTCATCGATGGTAGCGGATATTTTGCAAAACTGCGATCAAGGGCTGATTTTGGTTGCGTCATGCACGAGGCTAAGTCCTAACGCTCCAGCCTGTAGCCTATGCGGTGCAACGCTCTAGCAATGTCGGTGGCGGTTTCCTCGATGGCACTTTCGTCCAAGTCCCAGTGACATGCGTGGAGCATTTCGTGGATCAATGTGTCTAGCTCCACCTCGCCGCGTAGCGTGCTGCGGACAGTGATGGTCTTGCTGGCAGGATCGCAGAGTCCGTCGTTGCCTTGGCCTGGATTGCCTCGGTGGAGCGTCCAGTATCTGCCGCGAAGTCGCATTCGCATCATGCACCTCTTAGACGCAAAGCTTCCGTAAGTTTTTTGATGTCGTCGGTCGATGCGTATTGAGTAAGGATCTCAATTGCGAAACTAACCTTGTCTGGAATCCTTTGCCCCTTTGGTTGCCTAGTAGACCACAACTCAAGATTTTCGATTCGATTGTCGGCACGGTCGCCATTCAAATGGTGAACGGTTTCATGTTTATCCAATGGTCTATTAAGATAATTCTCCATTACCACCAAATGCTCATAAACATAGCCTCTTTTATTGGCGCGATTGTGTTCAGGTTTAAGCAATCGCACATAACCGTCGTCAATTGACTTGCCACCTTTCCAATTGTATCGTCTGTCGCCACGTCGATTTCTGGCCTGGTCCGCAGCAAAGCAACCGCAACTACTAGTCCATCCTGTTTGAAGTTTATTCGCAGTGGTTTTGGTTTCTCCACCGCATTCACATTTGCAACGCCACCTCCAGGCGTTATTTACACGAACTTTTTCGACAACTGTTAGGCGTCCAAACTTCTGCCCGAGGATCATGCTATCTGGAGTTGGCTTCGATTTCTTACGCAGTTCTAACTTCACCATTTTTTGCAATCCTCATATTTCTGACGTTAAATGTCTTGTCTTTGGATATTTCCACGAAAGCAAATCCGTGATTCCAACGGTTTATTTTCGCGTACTCTGGCACTAAATTACAAAGACAACCAGTGGACCATATAAATTGTTCCGAGTGCCACATGTCTGTGTCTGCGTGGGATGAAGTCTGATGCGAGTGACCGACCAGGACGGTGTGATGGGTGCGAAGGAACGCTCCGCGAGCTGGGTTGACTGGCGAGAAAATGGATTTGCCTAACTCGTGGCCGTGGAGCACGGGCAGCTTGCCAAGCATAATTGGTCTCTGATCGCCGATTACCTGGATGCCAAACTGCTTCGCCTTGACGAGTTCATCAATTCTGACGTTGGCAAGGTCGTAGATTTCAGGTGCTCGGTTCCAGATGAAGTGATCCCAGCGTTCTTCGTGATTGCCTAGTTTGTAAAGGATGCGTGCTTTTGGAAACTGGTGCCGCAGCCATTCTAGGCCAGAAATTACCGCCTTGAGTTCCTCGCTGAAGCGTCGATGATGCGGATCGCGTTGGTGACGAGAGACTTGGTAGAAGTCGGCAAAGTCGCCGTTGATGAGCAAGCAGTCTGGTGATTGCTTTTTGAGCTCCTTTACCGCAGCTGCGAAAGCGATCTCGTCATGGTATGGAATGTGGACGTCGCTGAGGATTGCGACACGCTTAGCGTCGATTTCGACCGACTCCCATGCAACCGCCAGGCTCGGCGGCATAGATGGCACAGTCCCTGCAACGCCCTTTTTTCGTGGCTGCGTCGCGGTTTTGCTTTTGCGTTTGCCTAGTGCACCGCGGATCGCTCTGATCATGCTTCGAGCATTCTCTACGGTTGCAAAGCTATTGGGACGTTCGGCCTTGGCTCGTTTGGCGAGGCCAAGATTCGGAGCGTCTGGAAATTTGCGGCAAAGTTCCTCCAAGTAAAGGCGAGCGGAAGTGTAAGGTAACCCTGGTTTATTTCCTAGTTTCTTTTTCGCCATCTCAATCCGTCCGTGTTTAGGTGAGGATGCGTTTCGCCGTTTCTAGCTTGTCTCTGCAAGTCGCTAGGTGAATGATGTGTGCGTCGTCGATTCCGTCCCAGAAGTTCGGAAAGTAGAACTGCCAGTTGAATCGTGAATCCAGCAGCTGGTATCCGTGCTTGACCGCCTGTTGCTCGACGATAATCTGTTCTGCACAGTGACTGGTCGGGATGTTTTCTGGTGGTTCCGTCCAGACTAAAGCGGCTGATTTGCGTGTATAGACAACTCCAGAATTGAGGCAGATGTCGCTGTCGTCGTAATCCATGCCTATGGCTTTGCAGACATCTCTGCGTTCCGATCGCAACCAATCTAGGCTATGGAGATATGGTGCATCGTCGTGGATTAACACATCGCACGATTGTCCAAAGAGCGACGGACACGATTGCTTGATAATGCAGTCCGCATCCACGAACAGCACCTCTTCGTACTGCTCGGCGAAACGCCGTGTGCGGAACTTCTCGAGTCCCCACCATTTTCGCGTCGCGTTTGTCAGTTGGATAAAGTCGGCTCGGCAGCGGTCTGCGTATGCTTTGATGGTTGGTCCGGTTATCTCAAGCAGGTCAAGGAACTCGCGGCCTGTGGCTACAGTGACGACAGCCTTGGTTTTACCGGACCAAGGTCTAACGTTTCGCCAAAGTGTGAGTGCCTGGCCGAGCGTCAGTTCTGGTTTTCCTAGCTTTTTGTTGACTGCATTGTGGATTCGCACTGTCCAGTGAAAGAACGCCATTGGACTGGCAAAATCTGGCGGGTCGATCTCTTTGAATTTCTCGTAACCTTCGCGGCATTTGCATTCGTAGTTAGGTATCTGAGATTCCCAATCTGCAAGTCTGACTGGATCGTTTTGCATCGTGTGCAGTTCGTTCCAATGCACCAAAAAAACGCGAGACGAATCCACGTTCGTGCCAATCGGCCTGCCATTCAAATAGACAGCGTCGGTACTCATATGATTGTGAACGTCCAATCTCCACCGTCTACGTTAAAGTTTAGCGTTGTTGTTGTGCATGATCCGCAAGATTCACAACCTGGAACGATGGTTATTACCGCATCAGGGTCGGCAGTGCACTTTAAATTTGTCTTGCAAGTTGAACTTGCAGTCGGCCAATCGACACAGCACTGCTCCTGTATTTTAGATGTGGACAGGTTAAAGTTGATGACCCCTGCCGTTTTAAGAGTTGTGTATAAACGAGAGCGAGTGATATCGATAGTCGTCGTTGTTCCGTTGGTAATACTTCCCCAAGTTCCTGGATAGCCGATGTCGTAGTCCTCTGGAAAATCATCAAGCGACGTGCAGTCTGTATCCGATGGTTCCGAGCATGACGTGTTGGTGCATTGCGTCCAAAGAGCACTTTGCACCGTTGTTGTGATGTTCATTGTTGCGGTGACTAGATACCGGCATGCATTTGCGTCGCCAGGAGCCGTGCTGCATGTTGGACTAGGTGCTTTGCATCGAAAAACATGCAAAACGAAAGAGTTAAGCACGGACTTGATTCGATAAAATCTAGCTCTTCGGCAGCACCAGTCTTTAGTTCCGGAGCAGGTATTGAGGTTACACTCTTCAGTCATACCGCGTTGCCAAGCCGTATAGTAAGTATCGCCTCCGTACACAAACGATCCTATGTCAAACTTTTTGGTGCAAGGATGGTTATGCGTATCGTCTGGACATGGGTATGGATCTTTGCTTGTCAGCGGTTGATCGGTGTACAAACTTGCGAAGTCCACCAAGAGATCCTGGCTTACATTGCTGACAACCGGAGGCAATTCAGCGATCTCAGCAGTTCCACAATTGCAGCAGGTGCAGCATCCAAAGCATCCCATCAGCTACACACCTCCACCGCTATCCATTTGTCTCCTACTCTAAAGCAAATAACGTAGGCACCGCTAGAAATTGCGGCTCCGGTGTTTAACACCGTAGTTCCAGACGCTGTGCCTCCAATTTGATCGAGAGTGAGAGTTGAAACGACGTAGCTTCCATCGATCTTTTTCCACTGAACGCTTCCGCTTCCGAGAGTTGTCCCAGACCTGGCAGTGACAGTACTCGTTGTGACTCCGAGCCTGACGTCAAAGCCAAGATTCTGAACATTTGCACCAGACGCACCAGATGATCCCTGTTTGCCAATGGTGCGAAGCAGCTCGGTAGAGTCGGCTTTGTTGAAGGCGTACATCGTTTCGGATTCGTCGGCCATCGCTAACTCCTAATGAAATCCGAAAACTCGATTTCTCTTTTGATTCTGAACGTTAGCTCTTCTGGAGGATCTCCAGCAGCGACTTGATTTCCGGCACCGTCAAGGTTGCCGATGATTGGCGTTAATCCGTCTAAATCAAAACACCTTCGGCCAAACTGGTTTGTCGGACCAACGTCCAGCATCTTCACATCGTGAGTGTCTGGATCGTAGGTGCACTTGTAGGACACTCGCCATGCTTGGAATCCACCAAAGTATCCTAGCTCCGCACCTGACAGCTCCAGAAGCAATGTTCGTGCAGCTCGTCCAGCAAACGTAGTCTTGTTGACGCAGTCGTTGCGATCCATCAGTGTTTTTAAGTCTTGTGCTGGATTCTCAAACTGCACAAATGAAAATTGTGCGAGCGATTTCGTTTCGGTGAGCGGTGTCTCAAAAGCCGTTCCGGCACTGTTGGCTATTTTCTGAGGCGTTGGTGTGGTCCGGTCTTCTGTGATAACCTTTTCTTTAGTTGTGAACGAATCGACCTTGAACACCGGAACCCAGCTTGTCGGATTGTCGCTGGGATTGTTTGGATCTTGCTTCTGATCCTCTTTGTTGCTCTCAAATTCGCACACTACGTCCCAGTAGAGCGGATTGACCTCGGATCGAGTGCAGGACTTCGACGTGCAGACGAGTTGGTACGGGCCGTACAGCAAGCCGACAATCGGTAGACCTGGAGTTTGGAGAAGCACCTCTTCGCGGGTAACTGACTTTGAGTCGGTAACGACCAAGAACGTGACGCTGGATGTGAATACTAGCGTGTTGTTTGATCCCTGTTTGACCGATCCAGAACCGCTACGTTTCTCGCCAACTATTTCGCTGGGCATGTTAGTTCCTTCCCGCCATCGCCAAACGTGGTGCGTTTGTGTTTTGTTCCGCGATCTTTCGAAGTTCCCTCAATTGGTCTTCTGCCAGCTTCTTGGCCTCGGCAGCTTGCTTCGATTTCTCGTTTTGCTGTGCGATGAACTTGTAGGCTTCGACAGAACCGGAACGTAGAGCAGGTGCTATAGTGGATGCTATTGCGTTTGGATTCATCGCTTGCTGGAATTGCGATGCTGCCTGCATGCTCGCCTGATTGAATGTTCGCGCGTCGATGTTGCCTTGATTTCGCAACATTTCCAAACGCTGCATTTCATCCCTGAAACCGATCGCTGGGTTGAATTTTTCTTGGAGCGATCTTCCCTGTGCTGCAAACCCATCGCGACTTTTGTCGCTGATGGTTTTGAATGACGCTTGACCAAATTGGTAGATTTGCTGAAGTCGTTGTTGAGATTCGGTGTTCGCACGAGCAACTGCACCTTGAAGAAGGTCTGGACGGTCAACTAGTTGACGCTTCAATTCTGTGATGCGTGCCGCAAGACGTTCTGATTCGCTCGCTCGCTGTTGCTTCAGGAAGTTTTCAGTATCAACCCATTGCTTTCGATCCTCGTCACTTGCAAGCAATCCACGTTGCCGAAGTTCATATACCTTAGCCTCGTCTTCCAGTTTTTTCTTTCTCGCTTCTCCTTCCTCTGCCAATTGACGCATCGCTTTAAGACGCTGAGTTTCCGCCATCGTGTCGAGCGTCTCTGCGGCTTGAATGCGATCTCCTTCGGACATTTGAAATCCAGGATTTAGCAACTTATCACGCTGAAATCCAGCTTCTCCCATTTGAGCACGTTTCATGTCCTCAAATGCCTTTGAGTTTGTCTGCGAAAACTCTTGCTTTCTAGCCTCAATCCTCTTTTCTTCTTGCTTCCATCTTTCCTCTTGGTCGGCAGCCTCTTTCGCTGCTAGGTCTGCACGCTCCTTGGCGATTCGATTGTTCTCTTCTAGCTGGTCTTGTTCTTTTTTCAGCAAATCCGCTAGTCGCTTTTCCGATGCGTTTGCTTCTTCGCGTTCTCGATTGTATTTATTGGCCTGGCCAGTAAGATTCGCCCAAAACTCTTTGAACCAAGGTCCAAATGACCTGGCACCTTCAATGGTGTTTGTGATTCCATCGAGTGCGTTATTAACTCCTGGAGTCACTGACTCACCAAGAGACTTTTTGAACATCATCCACTCGTTGGCAAGCTTCGACATTTTTACGGATGTCGTTTCTGCCATTTTTTCATTCATGTCGTTAAATCGACCTCCTTCGGAGGTTGCTGATTTCAGCGAATCAGCCAGCATCTTTGCCGACACATTCCCTGCTTCCATTTGTTTTTTCAACTCCGCCATAGAAATACCCGTCGTGCGACTGATTTCTTGGAGCGGATTGAATCCTGCGTTGATCATTTGCAGGACTTCCTGACCCATCAAGCGACCGTTTGCCGATACCTGGCCAAACGCAAGAGCAAGCGATTGGAACTTTTCCTCGTTGCCCATGCTGATCTCGGAAAGACGATCTAGCGTTGGAGTAATCTGTGCAGCAGAAACACCAAACCCAAGCAGAATCTTGCCAGCTTCTTGAAACGCCGCGACGTTAATCGGTGAGTTTTTGTCTAGGTTCTCAAAGTCTTTCATCAATTGCTTAGTTTGTTCCGCCGATCCTGTTAGCACTTCAAACTGTGCTTTTACCTGTTCGGCTTTTGCAGCAAGATTGAAACCATCCTGTGCCGCTTGAAATCCTTTGTAAGCAATTGCTGCAACCGTCAATCCAGCTGTCAATCGACCGAAACTTGACGTGAGCGATCCAATCGCTCCTGAATGCTGAACGTTGACCGCTGCGTTTCGTTCCATCTGCTCTTTGATGGTCGCGTGCATCTGCTTGTATTTAGCAGCACTGATTTGGCCCTCAATCAGTGCTCTATCAAGAAGCTGGAGTTTGCGTTCGTATGTTTCGAGCGGAGTAACGGACTGCCGTGCAATTTGTGCTATCTGAGAAAGTTCGCTGCGAGTGAACGAGCCGTTTCGACGCACCTCGTCAATGTCCATGCCGATCTTGAGGCTAGCTGCGTTGATCGTTCCGGCCATTCTTCGCTTTCTCCAGTCCTAGAGATTTCAACATTCCGCCAAACGCTTTTTGGTTGTCGCTGCTGCTCGCCGGCAACGCGATTTCGACTCGCTTCTTTGGCCGCTTCCACCGCGGTGGCATGTAGTCCTCGATTGGAAGTGGTTCTTTCCCGGCCTGGCAGTAGGTGCCGAATGCCGCCTGGTGTGCGATCATGGCCGACTGTGCCCAACGCTCGCCGATTGGCTCGATCTGGTCAAACGCCTCCCAGAAGTCCAAGGCACCTTTTGGAAGCGACTTCAACCAGCCTCGCACGTCGACGATGCCCCATTCCAACGCCAGCCGACCGGCGAGCATCAACCGTCGGCTTCGTCGGAGTTTTTTACGAGCCCTTTGACTTCGCCAGGATCGTACCGATTTAGCTTTTGACACTCTTCAAACAAAACTCCAGCAAGCGATCGAGGCATCGCCTTCAGTTGCGACTCGTCGTCGACAATTCGATTTCCTTCGTCATCAACGAGCATGAGTGCGATCATGGATCGACGTGCTCGGCTGAAATCGAACTTGCCCGCTTTGTCCTGGAGCATCAATTCGTACTGCGTTCCAGCATCCTCGGTCATCTCTCGGAGTCGGTAGTTGCGTCCATCGACGCAAACAACCGATTCTTTGAGTGGTGCTGCTAGTGACGCGAAAAACTCGTCTCTATTCATCGTCCTCGTCCGATTCGTCTTGAAGTTGTGCTTGGATCGCCTCAATGACGCTCTTTAAGTGTGTCTGAGGCGGCAAAACCTGCGATTGCTCATCGCAGAAAATTCTGCGTTGATCAGCACACGCATTTACGACTTCGTCGCTGCGATGCCAAGGAAAGTTTGCCAACGGCAGAATCTCGGAATCAACAGCGTGAGGCAAATAGCCGATGAGAACGCCATTGTCGAGGATCTGCCATTGGGTAATTTCAATCTCCTCGCCTTGGAGATTGATTGCCAGATGCTTTTGCAAAGTAATCATTGGTTATTACGCCACTGTGAAGGAAGGAGCAGTTGCACCATCGAAGACGATGGTGTATTCGCCTTCCATGATCTTGCCTTGCTCGCAGGATGGAAACTTGACGGACTTGACGAAAACAGTTCCCTGGAGCGAACCGGCTCCTGGGTAGGTGATGGTCGCACTGATGCCAGCGTATGGTTCCGCTGTCGGAATCATCGCTGTGGTGATTGGAGGTGCCGCGCCAGTCCAATAAAAGGTAACTGTTAATTCTGGGTTGTTTCGGAGATCGCTTGGTCGAATCGTTTTCATACCAGTCGTCGATAGACTGGTGGTTTCAAGTTGTTCGGTACCGATGCTGTAATCGCCGATCTTCTTAATCAGCGTGGTAATCAATCCGGTGCCGCTGATGGTGGCTCCGAGTCCGGTATCTGGTACGGTGAGTGCTGGCATGCCTATGGCTCCTTGTAATGCACCAAGAGATCAAACGAAACGATATACCGATGTTCCTGGTTTCCATCGGTCGGTGGTTCTTGTAGGTACTCATCGCCGGAGTCAAATTCGACGCCAGCAAAGTAATAGTTGCTTGTTGTGCCGCGGTAGCTGTCAATTCCGGTCTCTCGAATCGCTTTTGACAACGCAGACGCGGCTGTGCGTGTGGTTGCGTAGCAATCGAGCTGTATTCGTGCGTGTGCGGCCTTGGTTAATCCTCCGACGTAGTGATCGCGGTCGGTGCTGATGACGTAGTAGACTATGGCAGGCGTCTGTGCGTTGACTTTCAGTGCGTCTGGATACATTCGCTGTCCGACGATCGTGGAGACCGTTGAATACGAAAGTAGCTTGGTTCTGAACGCTTCACCGATTGCCGACATCTATTCCCCGCTGATCACTTTGATGGTTCGCGATGCACCTTCTGTGGAACCGCTCACGACCTGGAAGTACTTAACGCCTTCCATCGGTTGCCGTGCTAGTCCGTAATGGCGTGCGACTGATGTGCTGATCGTGAGCGAGTACGATGAGCCCTCGTTGAACAATGGATAGAACGTCGACCCGTCGTCGCTGGCCTGGAACGTGAGCGTTGATCCAGTCATGGCCGATGGAGTAATGACCGCCAAAGGCACTCGATTGTTTTCGAGCGTCAGCGTGGACGAGGTGGTAGCACCGTTGGCGATGGTGAGCGTGGATACGCGGAGGTTTTTAGCCAAGTTTCAGCTCCTTGATTTCTTTTTCAAATTGAGTGCGGAATGCTGCTTCGGCGGCGGATTGGGTGGCTCGTAAAGCCTTCATGATTGGTTGTTCTGCACGCGGGAATCGGATTGTTTGCACCTTCTTTCCCCAAAGGACATGACGCCTGTAGCTGTCACCGCGTCGCGATGGATGAACGAACTGTTGCTTGTTTCCTTTTGGATACTTTGCACCTATCACAACGCCGACAGCACTTTTCAAAACCTTGACGCCAAAGTTGTCGCCGGAGTTGTTCTGATACGCTGCATTTTTCTTGTACTTGGCAGACCACTTTTCGCGAGTTCCTGTCGAACGGCTTCGAGGTGCGATGCTTTCGGCATGCCGTGCAATAGGTTCGCCAAATGCTTTCAGGCAGCGATCCAGCGGACCTGCTCGCAAACGGATGTCGAACGCTTCCATCGCTCGGATAAGCTCTTCGTTGATTTTGATTTCGATGCTCATGTGACACACACCAATTCGATATACCGCCGCAACCCGTCGACCTGGTTAACGTAGGTAATGCCGTAGTTCGTTGAGTTGAAAACAATTCGCATCTCAGGTTCGTATCCAGATCGGTAACGGACTCGAAAAATTGCTTTGGTACCTGCTTCGAGCTGGCGTCCTCGCATCGTTTCGTTTCCGCCTGTCGGCACAAAATCGCAGGGCTCATCCGCAACATAGTTTGTCCAGGAAACCACTGGCTGACCGGCTGAGTCTATCGTTTCCGTAGGTTGCTGAATTGTGCATCGGTGCCTCATGGCTCCGACTCTTAGGTTGCGTGGTCGTCCGCTCATGGGTAGTTTGACCTCATGAACTTCATCACCAAGGACTCGTAAGGCTTCATGGTCTGGATCGCGTCAGACATGAGCATGTCACGATTCTCAAAGTAATGGCCGACAAGCAGCAGCATGGCGCGTTTGGCGATTGCCGGTACGAGCGTGGCGTCCTGTGAGTAGCCGCATCGATAGTTGATCGTCCAGGCGTCCCAACGTGCTGATGTTGCTGGCAAGGTGGCTTGGTAAGCTAGTCTGAACTCGTTGATGTGGAGTTGGTACAACGATGCAGATAGCGTCTGTGAAGCGTTGTTGCCGTCGAAGTAGGTAATGGATGTAATGCTTTGAATTGGACGCTTCGGAAGTGCAAGCCTATCGGTTAACGACTGGACTCGGATTTTCCATGTTTGGTAGCAGCAGACGCTGTCGGTATCATGCTCCCACTGTTCACGAGCTTCTTGGATTGCTTGTGCGAGTTGGACGTCGTGCGTCGTGTCGCTGGTCGAGATTTCGAGCTGCTTTTTCGCTTCGTTGAGTGTCAGCGGTTCCACTGTCGGACCCGTCACTAGTTCGGCTTGAAATTTCATATTCTCCGATCCTCGCTCGAACTAGGTAATCTGCAACTCCGCTTGTAACATCCACAACGCATCCAGGCTCATGACGCATCCACATGCGTGCGAGCTTTACTCTCGTCTGCATAGTTCCTCCACTCTTGCGGGTACATGTGCGTCGGTTTGAAGTCGTCGTCGTAAATGGCGACCATTTCTTCAACGTGTCCGATCCTCGTCGCACAGTCGATAAAGCATTTCAGTCCTGCCTTTTTCCATTGGCACCAAAACCAGATGTCGGAATCGATCTTGTTGCCTCGCCAACCTCCGTTTTCGTCTGGCTGGCAAAAAAACCAAGGCTTTTCGACAGCAGCGAGTTTTTTGAGGTTGAGCACTGTCAATCCGAAGTGAGC